GCTGATCTTACTTTGCAAGCTAATGTGCTTACTCAAATCAACAGTGCAAGTACTGCTATGGTAGTAGACCAATTAGGTGCCGGTGACATTCTTGATATTAGAGATAGCGGTTCCTCTGTACTTTCAGTTATCAATGGAGGTAACGTAGGTATAGGAACAACAGCTCCCATTGAGCTGCTAGAAATAGCCGGAGGAAACCTCCTCTTGGACAACAATCAATTCCTGCAGTGGTATAACGCCGGCGGTAATCATGAGGATATCCTAGGCATCAACACCAACGATGACATTCTGTTTGGTGACATAGGAAATGAGTTTGATGACCTCTTCTTCATGACCAGTAGTGAAACCAGAATGTTTATTCAAGACGACGGTAACGTAGGTATTGGTACCACCGCTCCGGACAACCTGTTCGATATTGTAGAAAGCGACAATCAAGACATCATGGATGTACTTGCTGAACATACTTCATTCACCGGTGATATCTTGACTTTAAGAGCTAATGAGGAAACTGACGGCAGCTTCTATTTCCTAAGATTAGTAGCCGATGCAGATGGTTCTCCCGTAGATGTAATCACTATAGACCAAGACGGAGATGTAGTATTCAGAGACGGAGCGTTGGTTGATCTTAGCAACATAGACATGTCCGACAACCAAGAGGGTTTATTAATACCCCAAAGTACTTCATGCGGAAATGCAACTAGGGAGGGTCAAATTTGCTGGGACACTGACGATGATAATCTCTACATGGGGCAAGGAGCGTCCGCTGCACTGCTTACTACTTTGGCCATTACTGAGTGGACCCAAACACTCAACCTTTTATATCCTAACTCACCTTCAGATAACCTTGGTATAGGTGGCAATTCAGAACCCAACCTCGACATACTCTTACATTCTGAAGGCGGAGCGATGTTCAACATTCAAGGAAATGATGCTGATTTCAGAGTAGAAGGTATTTCTGATGCTTACTTGTTCTTTATAGATGCAGGTTCTGACTTCATTGGTATTGGAACTAGTGCTCCTTCAGATCTTTTCTCAGTAGCCGGAGGTGCAATTATTGGAGGCAACTATGCTAATTACGGGGCCTCCGCACCCACTAATGGGTTGTTAATTGAAGGCAACGTTGGCATAGGCACAACCGGACCTTTATTTAAACTCGAGGTTGATGGTGATATTGGTATCCCGGCAAACGCTGATCTGTACTTCGGGAACGTTGCTATTGGTGATTCAGGTGTTAGTAGTGCTACATCAGGTGCTTATCAGGTTGGTGTTTTCCCGGAATTTGACTATAGCACAAGTGTGAACGTTCAGGACGTTCTGGATGACATCGACGCCGCTCTCTCTCTAAGTTACTCAAAATGGACCGACCTTGGCGCGACAACATACCTTACAGATTGGGATGATAACCTAGGTATTGGCGGTTCTGCTGCTTCTGATTCAATATTCTGGCTGGATTACGCTAACGAGCGGGTGATTTTAACAAACACTACAGGTGGCTTATCTTTTGTAGTTAATGATCAGGTGGCTGACGGCACTCCATTTGTCATAGACGAAATTGGTAATGTGGGTGTAGGAAATTCAGATCCTAGCTATGCTTTAGATGTTAACGGTGATGTTCGTGGAGATAATATTAGAGCCATCACTGATCTTTATATAGGAGGTGTGGCCTTATCTGCTCAAGGAGGCGCCGCCTCAGGAGCATCACTCATAGGCCTATATGACGATGGTTACTATAACATCACAGCTAGTACTGACGTACAAGCCGGTTTTGGTCAGATAGATGCCGCTATTGGCACTAAAACTTATACACAGCAGTATTATGTAGCCGATTCTCAAGCTCTAACTTTCTCTGTAGATGCTTTAGATATAGCACTAGATGATTTAGAAGAAGGTGCAACAGGTTTGTGGAGAGACAATACAGTTGATAGCTACATATATCCCCAAGATGCTACATCCATAGTTATTACTGACACCGGCAGAATAGGCATTGGCACTACCGCCCCTGCTACAGAATTGGAAGTAGTGGGCGAGATAAGAGGTGGAAGATTTGCATTCTACGATGATGATGATACGTATGTAGATACTTTAGGAGCTAATGAACTAATGTTTGTAACAGGTGGTTTAGCTCGTTTACTGGCGGATGGCAATGGAAACGTTGGTATCGGTACTACCCTTCCCCAATATACTCTTGATGTAAATGGCGACATCTCCATTGCCAGTGGTTACGATTTGTACATAGGCAACGTGGGTTTGGATGATACCGGTGCAAGCAATATAACCTCGGGCGCAGCGTTAGTCGGTGTATATCCTGAGTTTGATAACAGTCTGTCCGACACAGTACAGGACGTCCTTGATGATTTAGACCTAGCCATCACTCAAAGTTCCTCCAAATGGACCGACGGGGGAGATATAACTTTCCTCACTGACTACAATGATGATCTGGCAATTGGCGGCACTCATGCCGGAGATAGCATCTTCTACTTGGATGCTTCAGAAGAACTACTTACATTAACTAATACTACCGGAGGCTTATCCTTCCAAGTAAACGACGAACTTAATGACGCCACTCCATTTGTAGTGGACGAAGATGGAAATGTAGGTATAGGTACTTCCGCTCCTGTTTATAAATTGGATGTTAATGGTGATATAAGCATTGTTTCGGGTTCTGATTTATACATCGGTAATATAGGGCTGGATGATACTGGTGCAAGTAGCACTACTTCAGGTGGGGCTTTGGTTGGTTTGTACGATGAGTACTACAACAGCACTAGTTTAACTGTGCAAGATGTAATCGACGATATTGATGCTGCTATTGGTACTAGAACATATACACAAGATAACTATGTTGTAGATTCTGAAGCACTTACCTTCTCTGTAGACTCTTTAGATATTGCATTGAATCGAGTAGAATCCGGTGAAACCGGCCTGTGGAGAGACAACACAGTTGATAACTACATATACCCACAGGATGCCACTTCCGTAGTAATAACAGATGGCGGTAATGTAGGAATTGGCACTACCGCTCCTACCAGTGAGCTTGAAGTGGTCGGTGACATTACTTTAGGCGATGATAATTGGATAGGCATAGGCGACGCCCTTGAAAGAATAGTCTTTGATGCGGATGGAAATCAGATCGAAATTCTAGGAGCCAGTGTAGGTATAGGTACTACAGCTCCGGGATATACATTAGACGTAAATGGTGATATAGGTATCGCTGCCGGTTTTGATTTATACATTGGTAATATAGGGCTGGATGATACCGGGGCTAGCAGCACAACCTCAGGAGCTTATTTGGTAGGTATTTTCGACGAATTATACAACAGCAGCTCGCTCAATATACAAGATGTAATCGACGACATTGATGCTGCTATTGGTACTAGAACATATACACAAGATAACTATGTTGTAGATTCTGAAGCACTTACCTTCTCTGTAGACTCTTTAGATATTGCGTTGAATCGAGTAGAAACCGGTGTAACCGGTCTATGGAGAGATAATACTGTAGACAATTATATTTACCCCCAAGATGCCGCTTCTTTTGCTATTACAGATTCGGGAAGGCTGGGTATTGGTACTACCGCCCCCGGTGTATCTGCCGAAATACTTGGTGAAATAAGAGGAGAGCGTTTTGCCTTCCAGGATGATCCCGATTCTTACATAGACACATTAGGGGCTGATGAGCTGATTCTTGTTACTGCCGGAAATACTCAGGTGTTAATTAATGATGTCGGTAATATGGGCATAGGTACAACAAACCCCGGTGTTTTACTGGATGTTATCGGTGATATAAGGGTAGCTTCCGGATATGACTTCTATGTTGAAAGTATAGGATTTAATGATAACGGAAGTGCCGCTTCAGGGGCCTCCCTGGTTGGTTTGTATGATGATAGTTTCTATAACATAGCTTCCGGTACCCAAGTTCAGATGGCTTTCGGTGATATAGACACCGCGCTTGGTTACAGATCCTATACTGAAGAAAATTATGTAACTACTTTCGATCCCCTGGCTGACTCTATAAACGATTTGGACCTGTCATTATATGACCTAGAAGCTGGAGAGATCGGTTTATGGAGAGATTTCGGCAGTCAGTACATATATCCTGCCAATTATACAGACTTTGTCATAACCGATACCGGCCGCGTGGGTATTGGTACAACAGATCCTAATGACGCTTTGTCAGTGATTGGCGGCGTTCTCATAGGGTCGTTATATGATTCATTAGGCATATCTGCTCCGGCTAATGGACTATTGGTAGAAGGAAGTGTGGGCATTGGTACTACTTACGCTGATGCAAAACTGCATGTAGCTTCCGCCGCTAATGCTGACGTAGTAAAAATTTCAGCTAGAGATGTTGACTTCTCCAATGACATCCTAGTCATTGAAACTAATGAAGAAATCACAGGAAATTATAATTTTATCAAGCTTGTAGCCGATGTAGATGGTGTTTCTACAGAGGTACTTACTATAGACCAAAACGGAGGTATGGTCTTTATAGATGGTGCTCTTATTGATATGTCGGCCATTAATGTCTCCAGCGCAACCGAAGGTTTGTACCTACCACAAACATCTAACTGTAGTGCCGGTGTGGCTGAAGGTCAAATTTGTTGGGATACTGATGATGACGAGATGTATATGGGTACCAGTTCCGGTACTTTGAGGCTGGTAGATCTTACTGCCGTTGAGTGGAAACAAACCGGCGATGTTATCTTCCCCAACTTCTTTGATACAGAAGACGTGGGAATTGGCGGCACAGCGGCTTCTTCGGCTCATATATTCTTATCTTCTGAGGGCGGTGCTGTTTTTAACGAACAAGGAGGAACAGAAGATTTCAGGGTTGAGGGTAATTCAGATTCTTATAATCTTTTTGTGGATGCCGGTGCAGATAACGTAGGTATTGGAACCTCTGCTCCTGACTACAAATTAGAAATCTATGGTGAATTAGGCATCTCTGCAGGAAACGACGTTTACATTGGTGGCGTAGGCTTGGCGGACAACTCCGGTGTAGATTCAGGCGCATCCTTGATAGGTTTATATAGTGACTCCTACTACAATATTGCTGCTGATACAGATGTGCAAGGCGGTTTTGCTCTGTTGGATGTGGCTATTGGCGGCAGAACATACTCTGAAGATCACTATGTAACAGATGCTCAGGGCTTGGCTTCTTCGGTTAACGTACTGGATCTTGCTTTGTACAATCTCGAATCCGGTGAAACAGGAATCTGGAGAGATGAGGGTGGTTATGTTTACCCCTACAATGCAACTGATTTTGCCATATTAGATAGTACAGGTAATGTAGGAATTGGTACTACAGCTCCGGGAAGTAAGCTATCTGTAAGAGGAAATATAACTTTAGATGGTGATGATTTATGGATTGGTATTACAGATACTGATGAGAGAATTATATTCGATACAGATGGTGATGACATAGAGCTTATGGGCGGCAATGTCGGTATAGGCACAACCGCTCCCGGATACGCGTTGGATGTAAATGGAGATATAAGGATTGCCGGCGGATCAGATTTATAC